TGAACCAGCGGAGTCCAGCCCGTGAGCGTCGTGAACGTGAGGATGATGCGGCCATGGTAGTCGATTGTTCTGTATTGCAGGGTTTCAAACATTCGTTGGGGGCATTCTTCGTCGCACCAGATGAGATGCGCCTTGTAACCTTCCGCCACCTGAGCGTCTGCTTGGTACTGGCGATAATTCCCAAATTTAATAGTGCCACCGCGCCGAGTGCCGGCAAGAGGTGGGAGGATGCAAATGTTATCGGTGAATCCATTTTTCTGAGAGTACTGAATTGAGTGGTTGATCCCCTTTTTACTGGGTAGATTGCGAATGCCAAGCGGGATGGCATCCCAGATCATCCGCTGTTGATCTTCAATGCTGCGATCCTCGTTAACGTGGTACGCTCTAACCTCGGCGGCGGGGATAGTGCCTGCTGCCCACATACACAAGCGTGAAGCAATGGTGCTTTTAGTTGAACGATTGCCCCCAAGAATGATGTGAACCTGATACTTTGACCAATTGTCCATCACATCCTTCCATGCTGGCAGAATCCACCCTGCCCCAACCGGATTGTTAACCGCTTCAAGCTGCCGTTGCTGCCTGAACGTGTAATAATTGACCAGTTTCTCCTTAGACCAAGTCCCCATTTCCTTTGAACTAGGGTTTTCTACCCAAGGTATACCAAAATTAGGACTGTGATCATCCGCAAAGTCTACGTCACCGATAGGCATATTGGTTATTTACTACGGGCATTATGGATTGCCTTGATAATCTGTGCCCAAGGAATGATGCCTTGGCCGTCAATGTTCAACCCGTCCAATTCAGCGGTAATAGACAGACGCGCATACTCTCTGGCCCCCTCTATTTCTGGCTCGACCAGCCATTCCTGCACAAAACGCTGAGTAATCATGCCCATAAGCTAGGCATCTGCTGATTTGTTTCAAGAATTGATCACCTGGCAACACGATCTATTAGACGAGCTAATAGTTAACCTGAAATCGCACTACCAATTTGTCATTTTGGGTGAAAATGGCATAACGAATCTGATGAATATCAAACGTAATATCCTGATTGCCACTCCTCTTAAAGGGGATGTTCCCAAGAACTATTTTGTGACCAGCCTGCAACTGGCTGCACAGAAACTGCCCGACATTAAACTAGATTGGATTTTATTGGATGGCCCAGCGGTGCAAATGGCTAGAAATCAACTGGCGGCTTATGCCATTGAGAAGAATTTCCATGAATTGATCTTCTGGGACAAGGATGTGGTCGCTCAAACGGACGGGCAGAACACTACGGTCTCTGCAATCATGCGTCTGATCTCCCATGACGTCGATATGGTGTGCGGAATCTACGGAACCCGCTCAATGGACACGCATTGGCACGTTCAACCGTTGCCTGGAGAGGAACCGGGCCTGGATGGTCTGCAAAAGGTCAAGCGTTGTTGCATTGGCTTCTCCAAGATCAAGACTTCCGTCTTTAAGAAGCTGATTGTCGATAATCCAGACCGCCTTGCCATCATGGCTGATCCCAATCACGAACCCAAGGTTATCCCTGAGCTGTTCCCAATGGGCATCCAAGGCAAAAACACTGCTGAAAGCCGTTTGTCCGAGGTCAAGGCTATCTTAGGTGACCAAACCCTTCAAGATCATGCCAAGCTGGCTAGGATCGACCGCGAGCTAGCTTTAGTCTACGACGAAAAGAACCTCTATGCCGGCGAAGACTATTGGTTCTGCGATCTCGTTCGAGCCAGCGGCTTTGAGGTTTATCTGGATACCAACCTGATGATGAGCCACACCGGATCAGCCAACTTCCCCATCCCAACGGAGGAGCTGGTCAAAGCTTTGAACGAACCTTGGCGCAAAGACGAGATCATTGCCATCAAGAAGAAGTTTTCTGAAGCCAAAAACCCTGCTGCTAAATGAAATTTACAGTTTCAAAACGCTTCTCATTTGAGGCCGCGCACTCGCTGCCTCAGCTCCCAATCGGGCACAAGTGCAGGAATGTCCACGGACATTCTTATGTGGTAGAAATCTACGTCGCCGGCCCGCTCGACTCGCGCGGGTTCGTGGTTGATTACGCCGACCTATCGCGGGCGATGGTCCCGATCCTGAGTCAACTGGATCACCAAAATATCAACGACGTGCTGCCGTGCAGCACCACCGCCGAAAACCTCGGCGCGTGGATTATGTCGCAGCTCGACAAATACTCGAAGCTCAAGCCGCGCGTGTCGCGCGTGGATGTTTATGAAACAGCAAAAACTTGTGTGAGGGTCGAACGATGAAAATGCTCTGCGGACAATCAAACGCCTTGTGGCATTACGCCGCAGGGAAGTGGCCGAACAAGGTCGGGCTTTTGTTTGGCCCATCCTACTACAAAAAAACGCCCGTTCGGCCTTGGATGCCATACGTCCTTGACAACGATGCGTTTACGCTCCGCGATAATTGGGACGAGGCGGCATGGCTTGCAATGTTGCAATGGGCCAAGATGCAAGGTCACAAAGCCGACTGGATTCTTGTCCCTGACGCTGTTGGAAACAAAGACAAGACGCTTGCTCGCTGGAAAAAATACGCGCCTATTGCGGCTGAATGCAAACGTCCACTTGCATTTGCCGTGCAAGACGGAATGACGCCTAGCGACGTGCCAAATAATGCTAGCCTCGTTTTTGTCGGAGGCTCCACGGAGTTTAAGTGGCGCACGGTTGAAACATGGGCCGCTCATTTCCCGCGTGTTCACGTTGGGCGCGTTAACAATATCGACCGTGTGTGGCAGTGCGACGACCTTGGCATTGAGTCAGTCGATGGTACTGGATGGTTTAAGGATCCAACAAGAAAGGACAAACTCCCTGCTTTAGAGTGCTGGTTAGCTGGAGTCAGGAACAACAAACAGATTAAATTAATATAGCCAAAACCCCTGCTCCTAAATGATATACATCACAAAATACCTTGCGCGATTAAGCGATGGTACAAATTGGAAAAAAAAAGAATTCCATGAAACCTTAGAAGCTGCTGTTAAAAAGTTTAAAGCAAATATCTATCATTTGCTTCGTGGAGGAGGTGGGTCGTCTGGTTTAATAGCTTTAAAACAAAATCAAAATAATATCATTCATCTTGGAGAGCTGATTTGGTCTGAATGCGAAAATCAATCTTGGTCAGGTCTTCATAGCTACGGAAGTCTTGATGAACATGATTTAAATTCTCAAACAAAACTGCGTGCATTGCTTCAAAATCTCTTAGATGAAGAACACGAACTTAGAGAAAGACCTTTTCGGGAATCAACTAACCCCTTCTGATCCCGTTTCTTCAACAACTTCCCCTGTTGCCAAGAAACGTTTCCGCCCACCGCCCCTGCCGTCCTACTTCCCTGTAGATGCGGCCTCGCCCCCCGTCAATCTGCTTTCCACTACCCGTCGCTATTCCGTGGTCAAGCAGTCCCCCTGCCTCACCTACATCTACCACGATGACGACGATTCCTTCTAGCCTTCGTATGGGCCAGGACTGGTATCGCCCATCAAGCTCTTTTTTAAAGCCATCTTCTGCTGCTTAATCGTCTCCAGCTTTGCTTCCGCCCCTTCCTCCTCCGCCATTACCACTTCCTCTGCTAGCTGTACGCTACCCCCGCTACCCCCGCCTAAACTAGCATCCCCAATATCCATCTTCCCGTTCAGCTTCGCGATGATCTCTTCCTTCGACATCGCCCCAAAGTTGTTAACCTGGATATTCACGTTGCTCCCGGCCGTCGCGCTGGCGCCTGCCAACGCCCGCTTCTTGTCAATCGTCACTGCCATCGCAAAGGGCAGCGTGTGCATAGGCATATCGTCAATATCCCTAATCATCCGGTCTATCACCAGATCCGTCAACCGATCCAGCTTCCCCATCAACCGCTCGTTAAACTTTTCCACACTCATACCAACAATCCTCTGCATGATTCGTTTGTCATCATTTGTCATATAATCCAGCACCGGGCTTTGCCTCAAGCCAATTCCATTACCTTTCAATGTAGCCGTTGCCACATCCCTGACCAACCGCTTCACCCCATACGTCCTCTTCCTCGTTGTCTCCACCTTCCACCGATTTGGCTTTCTTGCCTTCCTCGGCTCCGCCCCCACCCCACCAGCCACCCCAGCCGCCACCCCACCATTTCCACTCACCTCCTGCTCGCTCATACATTCACTTTCTCCTTCATATCATCCACCCCATTCATCCAGGCTTCCGCCTCCTTCCTCATCTTATCCATAAACCCCTCCCCACCATCAACCTCCCTTTCCTTTGCTTCTTCAACAACCAAAATCTCCTTCTCCTCACCCACTTCCTTTGCTTCCACTTCCCCCTCAATCGCCTTCTCCGCTTCCCTTAAACTCCCTCCAATAAATCCCACAGGCTTTACTGTCATATCTCCAACCCCCGGCTGTTTCTCCAATTCCACCCTCCCCACAATCTCATATTCCGCATCCCGCCCATCCCCACTCACCCACACCCGCTTCACCTTCACCACCTCCCCATTAAACAAGCTGTACCCACTCGCCGCACACTTCGCCCACTCCTCACTCCCTCCCACTATCCTCACCCGCGCATACTCCTTGTTCCGACAGATCCCCCCTATCACCCCTTCCCCAACTTCCACCCACCCACTCCCCATCGCCCCTAAAATTAATTCAACAGGCTTTTTGCTTATAGCTTGACTAAAACCACTTTTCCCCTCCAGCTCCCCCCTAGGGGAGCGAAATTGTAAGCTTCGCTTTGTTTCTTTTAGCGCACTCCCTACTCCGCTCTTACACCCCAAAGAGCCACTACTAGCTTCTACAAGCTTCACGCCTCCATCACTGGCTTCATCCTGCTTTAGTTCAACTGACTGCAAAATTTCTACTCCTACAGCGGATCTATTGTAATTGTCAGTCAGGGCCAGGGCTTCGCCCCCCCCCTCCCCTACGGGGGCCAGCGCGGAGCGCGCGGCGGGGGGCGGCGGGAGTGAAGCAACAGCCGGTGGTATCGATAAAGTTGATACAACCGACGGGGATGAAGCAACGACCGATTGTAGTGCTTGACCGGATACAACCTGAGGTAGTGCTCGACCGGATACGGATGGCGGTAGTGCTTGACCGGATACGGTTGGCGGTATCGGTAACGTTGATACGACGAGAGACAGAGGCAACCGATGTAGACGGCAGAAACGGATTGCATCGCTCTGACGGTTGACCCCGCACAAATAGCTTATCCATGCTTTTTTACCCCTAAGACGCTGACGGGTAGGGCTTTCGCGACGAGGTTGGGGCGGTGGACGGGTTGGCGGAGCGGAGGATGACTGAGGGGTTGAATGCATAAGTGAAACTAATGGCTGGCATCAAAGACCCTACTGACGAGGTAAAGCAATACCGAAAGAGATTGCTGGAAGTTGCGCTTACTCATTAAGTGATGGAAGGTGCTCGCTTTTGGGCACCACCAAAACAGCAAATCAGCGAAAAACCATGAACTTCAGCGAAATCAAACTAGCCTTAAAAACGGGTAAAACCGTGAATTGGAAGTGTTCTAGCTATATCGTCAGCTATAGACCAACTACGGACGAACTATTCGTTATCTGTCGGATCAACAACCATATGGTTGGGGTTGGAAAATGGCACAAGGCCGAAGACTTTTACGTTGGGGGTGCGAAGTGAGCACACCAACTGGCTACGTCATCGCGCGCGGGTATTCTACGGATGGGAAAAACGAACCATGGGTGGCGATTGCGACTCTATCGTCCCGCAATGACAAAACGGGTAACATGATTCAAGTTTGGTTTTTGTTGGAAAACCATCACCCCGTTGAAGTGGTGCAATCTGGTTTGGACGCTAAAACGATCTGCATTGGGTGCCCCTTCGCGTCCGGTAAAGGTTGTTACGTCACGGTTTTCCAAGCACCAAGTCAAGTTTGGCACGCTTTCAAGCGTGGCGCTTATCCTGATTTAAAACCCGAAGATTATGGCGGTATTTTCGGTGGGCGTGCGGTTCGCTTTGGCGCCTATGGCAACCCTTCGTTATTGCCGTATTCGTTAGTGCAGAAAATCGTCAACGTGTGCAAATCACACACCGGCTACTTCCATGACTGGCAATCAACGCGCAAGCGTCGTTACGGCAAATTTTTTATGGCGTCAACGGAAACGGCGGAAAAGTTAGAGCTTGCGCGCAAGCTAGGCTTTCGGGCTTTTCACGTTTCGGAGGTTCAGCCAAGCGGAACGATAGAATGTTTAGCCGATTCAACGAACGGCAGGGTTAAATGCATTGATTGCAAGCTCGCTTGCGATGGAAAAGCAGGCCGAAACGGCGACAGAGACGTGTGGATTAATCCGCACGGCAATGGCCGCTCCAAAGCCATCGCGGCAAGCTCAAATTAATCCCCTTCGCTCCCCTCACTCTCCTCAAACCACCTTTTACCGGGTGGTTTTTTTGTGCCTATTTTTTCACCTGGTCGCGAGGCGAGGCGAGGCGAGGCGTGGCGAGGCGGAGGCGAGGCGAGGCAAGGCGAGGCAAGGCGAGGCAAGGGCGAGGCGGGGCGAGGCAAGGGCGAGGCGGGGCGAGGCGGGGCGAGGCGGGGCGAGGCGAGGGCGAGGCGGGGCGAGGATGGGCGTGGCAAGGGCGAGGCGGGGCGAGGCGAGGCGAGGCGAGGTTGGGCCGGCCAGCGCGGCGCGGCCCAGCCCAGTTCGCCGGCGGCGGCGCTTGGCCCGCTTGACCGAGCTTGACCCGCTTGACCGCTTGGCTCGACCCAGCAGCTTGACCCGCTTGATCGGTTTCGACCGCTTGACCGAGCTTGACCGAGCTTGACCGAGCCGCTTGACCGAGCTTGACCGCTTGATCGGTTCGACCGCGCGGCTTGACCGAGAGAAATAAATAATAATAGACGCTTGACCTCACTCACCTAGTGTGCATTCTCCTCGTATCAGCTCCCATTTCGGGCGCTAAAACTCAGCTAAAATCAGCATATGAAAACGTTATCAGACATCATCATCGACAGCAAATGCCGCAAGGGCGGCGCGGACGGCATCACTGAACACGGAGCGTATTGGCTCTGCCCGCAGAGCAAAATTGCGGGCAATCGGGGGGTCAAAACGTTAATCCGCTCTTGGGGCGACAACGGTATCGGCCAAGCCTGCGCTGACCTGCGGAATTATATGGAATTGAGACATTACCGCGGCGGAAAAGTGTCCGCGGTGGTAGTGGCACTGAGCTGGCACCAGAATTCTGGCGACTCGCAAACCGAGATGGAAATTGACTCGGTGCTGACCACCACCAGCGTGGAGGAGCTGCAATCCGCGCTTCTTTCGCTTGAGGACGAAAACTACGGGCCGGTTTATGGAAAAAATTTCAGCGAAAAATTGGCGGCGTTGGCCGAGCTGATCGGCCTCCCCGCCTGCGCTCCATCTCCCGACGACGTGACGACGGAGGTGGTCGCGTGAGCACCGCAGGACAGGGTGACCGCGTTTTTGTGACAGAGCTACAAACGGAGGCGGTCGTCCGCAAAATTTACGAGGACGGCGACTTGGGCCTAGTTTTTGCCGATGGCGACGAAGGGATTTACTCTCAGCACGAAATCACGCTTGCGATAAGCTCGTAATCGCCGGCAGCACCAGCCCACTCCCTCACCGGAGTGGGTTTTTTTATGCCCATTTCCCAGCATCAACTGGCCGAGGCAGGGCGATGGGCAGGATCGGGGCGAGGATGGGGCGAGAATGGGCAGCGCGGGCCACAGGCGGGGCCAACCGGGGCGACGCTTGACCCAGCCGCACCGCTTGACCGCTTGACCGCTTGATCCGCTCGACCGGCCCACCGCTTGACCGCTTGATCGCAATCTCCCTCCACGAAGCTATGTTTTTTAATAGCTTCGCAGAGGAAGATAACGTCTTAAATAAATTAACACGTTATCAGGCTTGACCTATCTCATCAACTGAGCATTCTCACTCGTATCGACCCGCTTTTGGGCCGTAATAAACCAGCTAAAAACAGCAACTATGATTACTCAATTACAACCGCAAGTCAGTGGCCCTGACTTCTTGGTGTTCGATTTAAACGCCCAGCCAATTCGTCTTGGTGATAAATTGGCTTGGGTCGAAACCTCTGGCCGCTACGGGGAAACGATCAAAGGTTCTGGGAAAGTCATTGCCGAGAAATTGGTTTACGGGTCAATTGTCACGGATGGCGGCATGGTCTCGACGTACTGGGAATGGCAACCTACAGACGGCCCAGAGGGGCTGTATTGTCGGCATGAAAACCGTTCATTTGATCACGCCCACAAGACTGGCGCAGTGATCGTTGGAGGTGCGAAGTGAACGCTTATTGCATCGACCGACGCTATCGGATCTTGATCCGAAACTTGATCCTTAAATCTCAGCCAGAGGGCCATCCGGTCGAGCTGCCGCTTGACTCGATGGATTTCTCGCAGCCGACATACGAAGACGTGATCACCGAGATCCGTGGGCAGGTGGACGCTAACACCGTGCGAGTCGTCGACCGGCTTGATTGGGATGGCCGAGGAACCGTGACGGTCACCGGATTCGGCTTGGGCGAGGATGGCGAGAAATTCTGCGTCGTAATTCGCTGCTACTAATAACATGACATGGATACTACCAAAACAACTCATATCGGCCTATGCTCAGGCTACGGAGGCATCGACCTCGGACTCCGTCGAGCGATCCCTGATTTGCGAACAGTTGCTTATGCGGAGATCGAAGCGTTCGCCGTCGAAAACCTACTTGCGCGAATGGAGGGCGGGCAACTTGACCCGGCTCCGATCTGGCCTGATCTCAAGTCCTTCCCTTGGGCAGAGTTTCGTGACCGAGTGGACATCCTCTCTGGCGGTTACCCTTGCCAGCCGTTCTCAGCCGCCGGCAAACGACTTGGCACAGACGACCCAAGACACCTCTGGCCCTACATCGCAGATGGCATTCGCATTCTTCGACCCAAGTTCTGTTTCTTTGAAAACGTCGAAGGCCACATTACCCTCGGACTCCGAGAAGTCGTTGGCGAACTGGAATCTATGGGTTACAAAGTGTCGTGGGGAATATTCAGCGCGAGTGAAGTCGGTGCGCCACACCAGCGCAAGCGAGTGTTCATCATGGCCTACGATAAGAGCGAGCGAGTACAAAGGCTGTGGCCCGCTTGGCAGCAAGAGTCATCAACACATGAACAATCGCAGCTACTTGTGCGCTGTTGCTCAAGAGCGCACTGGTCAGACGGGACGGCTCAACCCATATTATTGCGAATGGATGATGGGGGTAACGACTGGGTGGACAGACTGCGCCTTCTCGGCAACGGAGTCGTCCCCGCCACTGCAACCCTAGCCTTCCGCACCCTTCTTCAAGAAATCATTTCCGCTTAAAATAAATCATCAAATCATCAACTCATGCCTTCACCAATCACTTTTCAAATGCTTATCCGCCGTAAGCGCCGCGCTCTCGGTCTAACCCAGGCCCAGCTTGCAGCTATGCTCGACATCAGTCACCGCACCCTTGATTCTTGGGAACGGTCAGAGAAAAACCACCAGCCCCACATCCTCACTCAGGAGGCGGTCTGGGCGCGGATAGCTGCATTTGACGCCCCGCCCGTCCCGCTTGATCCGCTTGACCCCGCCCTGTCGGCTTCCGCACAAGGAGGTGGCCTGTGAATAGGAAGCAATGGCTCACAGCGTGGCGCACTTATCGCGAGAGCGGCTGGCTCCGCTCCGTGTCTCTCGACGGCAAGGATACCGCCCGCCTCTGCTCAGAGGTCAACATCCAACGCCACAACTATCCGTACCCCTACGCCAGCCTCCGTGACCGTCTTCAGTACTACAGACTCATGCACCGCTTGACCCCGCTCTCTCAGAACAGAATTTAACCCAGTAATTCCATCCATGAAAACCAAACAGATATGCACCCGATGCGGCGGAAGCGGCAACTACTCCTTCAACATGATGGACGGCACCCGATGCTATGGCTGCTCTGGCAGCGGCTTCCAGATGATAAACCTTGCTGCGGTCGCCAAGAAACAAGCCTCGGAAGCGATTAAGGCTGCGTGCAACGAAGACCGCCGCCAAGCCCACATCGCGAAAGCCAAGCGCGTGCAGGAAGAACTGAACAGGGCTTTCGGATTCGACCTTACCACTGAGCTAGGCTGGCACAAACTGAACAAGGCCGTTTTCACGACGACCGGAAAAGACCTCGCCGCACATTACGCGGCGGCCGCATGAGCGCCGGCGGCAAACGCAAAGGCGCAGCCCTTCCTCTGTCTTTCTCCTAACAGCTGAACTTCTCCCCGCGGTAGGTAATCATTCCTCTGCTGTGTCCTGCCACCCACCACCTGTCAACGCCTAAGCTCAGGTTGGTAAAGCTGACTTGGTTAATCGCGTTTTGGTTCGGGTAACCGTTGGTTGCATAGCTCACCCTTGCGAGGGATGAGCTACTGGCTAACGCGCCTTGGACGGGGTGTCTGGCTCGCATTGAGGAGCCTGCTCGGTAGTGCCATCGCACACAGGACATCCTCGGCTCACTAGGTTTTACCTTCACTACTTATGCGGACGGGTGATCGATCCGCTGCCGATTCTAATTGTGGCAGGACTCCCTGTTAGGGTGGTCGCTCACAGCTCTTTTAGTGGGTAAAAAAGAAAAAGCCCGCGTGGTAGAAGGCACGTCGGGCAACTGACTCCTAAAATGTTATGCTCGTCGCGGCTTCTACCCCGTTTGACGAGGGAGAACCTGAGCGAAGCACAACCCTCCGCAACTTATTTTTAAGAAACCTTGCGAAATAGTTTGACCTATCTTCAACGAGTGACCTATCTCCTCTCATGCCCACTTTGGGCATAGTCAGCAACCTCCAGCAAATCCAGCTATGATTATCAATCCGCCAGAACCAGCTCTGACACCAGAGCAGATAGAATCCGATCTCCAGGCCGAACAGGCTTGGTACGAAGCCCGTCGCCTTTCCGAGGGTGACGTTGACGCCTTGGCCGAGCAAGAAGCGGAAGGCCGCAACTACCGCCGGGGCATCAAGGGAGGCCGCCATGATTAAAAAAGCCTACCGAAAGAACAAAGGCGTCCTGGCCGCCTTGTACGCGGCCCAAGCGTGGAAAGGAGCAGCGGTCATTGCTAGCTGTTACGATATCAGCAACAAGCAGGATCTGCTTAAGTTTTACAGATCCTCCATGCGTAACTGGGCAAAGTACGCCATCAAACGTCAAAGCATCACCCGTCATGATTAAAGCCTCCTACTGGAAACATCCCAGCGTCATAGCGGGCTTACACGCTGCTGAAGCTTGGCGGCAAGCGGCCAACCTTTCTAGGCATTACGAAATCAAAAACGGCAAGAGACTGATCGATTTCTACAGACAATCGATGAGGAGCTGGGCTTTGCACTCTATGAGTTTGCATAAAATCTTATCCACAGGAACAAAATGAAACTATACCAAATCCCAGCAGAGATATCAGAGATCTTCCAGTACATCGACTCAGTCCTAGCAGACGAGAGTCTGCCTGAAAACGAGAAGAGTGGCAAACTCGCCACCCTCAAAGACCAACTCAACCTTGTCCAGATGGAGCGCCGGCAGAAATGCCTGTGGCTCAGTCGTCAATTTCTCAACCTCCAGGCCGAGCGTCTGGCGGTCAACGAACAACGGCAGAAGTTCAGCGAGCGGGTGGCCCGTCTGGACAAACAGACCGAGTCCATCAAGAACTTCCTTGGCGTCATCCTAGACGCTGGCGAGAAGATGGCTGATGAGGTCACCCAGATTAGCTGGCGCAAGTCCGAGGGAGTGATTCTACGGTGCGATCCTGAGTCCCTTCCAGCCCGTTTTACCCGCATCAAAGTCGAAGCCAGCCTTACCTCCCTCAAGGAGGCGTTAAAGGCTGGAGATCGCGAAGCGGCCCAGGTCGCCGTACTCGAACAGCGTCAAACCATTGCCATCAAATAATTCAGTTCAAACCAAAATAAACATATGCCCATCCTCATTCCAACAACTGGCGGTAAAAGCGAGCCTATCCCATCTGGGACACACCAAGCAACCTGCTACGGCGTAGTCGCCGTTGGCACTCTTCCCAACGAGCTTTACGCTCCCAAGCCCAAGGTCATCATCTTCTTCGAGCTGCCGCATGAGCGGGCAGATTTCGGAGAGGCTAAAAACGTCCCCCGCACCATATCGAAGAGATACACGCTCTCTTTCCACAAGAAGAGCGGCCTCCGGGCTGACATCCAGTCTTGGAAGGGGAAACAGATGTCAGATGACGAGCTGACCAAGTTCGACTTGGTTCAGCTTATCGGCAGTAACTGCCTCATCAACATCCAGCACGTCATCAAAGGCGACAAGACCTACGGGAACATTGCGGCCATAAGTCCGTTGGCCAAGGGCATGGCTAAGGAAGCTATGATTAGCCCAAAGTTGTACTTTAATTTGGTCGAGGCAATTGACGTAGCTCGCAAAACGAGGGAGCTGGTCGATTTTGGGATTATGCCTGATTGGCTGGCAAACACGATCAAAAAGGCCAAGGAGTACACCGAGTTTGTGGGCGGCACAGGCGCCAAGCCTGAGCCTACTGATGACCAGAAAGCAAATGTCGCCAGCGTTGATATCGATTCCGATTCAGTCCCGTTCTGATCCCGTTAGTTAACCTGTCCTGCCGAGAGACTCTAAACCTCGGCTCAATTTTATGGGCTATATATCCGACACGATGGGCGCGTGTTCTGCGCTCCTAGAAAAGTACAAGCATTGGGCCGGCGAAGCCCCGCTCAACAAATCCAAAGTCAAGAAAGCGGCTGATCGGCTCCCGATCAACAACACGGAGAAGGACGCGATCCTCACTCTCTACACCCAAGGCAAGTCCAGGCACGCTATCGCCAAGGCCACTGGGCGCACCAATTACGAGATAGACAAGGTCGTCGTCGCAGTCGTCCCCCAGACCATGCTTCGCAAGAAAGTAATCTTCCCGGAGGATTACACCGCAACGGTAGTTTCCATGCGCCAACGGGGGATGACCTATCGTCAGATCGGCGATCAACTGCAAATATCAACCGCCTCGGCCTTCCGCTTGGGCAACGACGCATGAGCGCATTATTCTGCATAACGATAACAGCCTTGGCATTCTGCGTAGGCTACATGATGGGCTACCTATCGAGAGATCTAAAATGAACACAAAAATGAACACGAAATTGAACACACCGACACCAGGAACGGATGCCGATGTATTTTATCCAGATGATTCAAAAGAAAAGGCCGTGGATTCTTTTTTCGCGCAGCAACTGGAGCGCGAACTCGCCACCCTCACCGCCGAGCGCGACCAGCTTCGCGCCCTTCTGGTTTACACCGACCAGCTTCACGATGAGGCACTCGACGACATCATCTCCGAGCGCGACCAGCTTCGCGCTGAACTCACCACCGAGCGGGCGCGGATGAAGAAAATTGAAATCGCCCTCAAGGACGCAATCTCCACCTATTTTGGAGCCGATAAACTCGTCACTGCTGAACGCATTGAAGCGTGGCAGTTCGCGATGAAGGAGGACGCGAAATGAGCGCGACCAGCTGCACGCACCACAACGACCAGCAGCGCATTGCCTGTCCGGTGTGCGTAGTGACCAAACTCAACTTCGAGCTGGAGCATTGGCGGGAGATAGCAACAACCTCAACGGCCGAGCGTGAGCACAACGCAAACGCGGCAGCGGAAATAACCGTTCACCGCGACCAGCTCCGCGCCCGCGCTGAACGCGCCGAGGCCGAACTCGCCACCGAGCGGGCGCGGTTAGACTGGGTTTTCCACAACTGCAAAGTCATTGCCAATGACACGACCGGAAACGGCTACATATATGCCGTGAATGATCGCGAGGATTTGGGCGCGGCGATGAAGGTAAGGGGGACCGTCAAATGACTCAAATCCACGTAATCCCCGTCGGCGGTGAAGAGCCTATGCACCTCTGTCACGCATCGTGCTTCTGTGTGCCACTAGAGGACGCGGACAAGCTGATGGTGCATCACTCGAAAGACCTCCGTGAAGCTCGCGAACGCCACGGCAGAAGTCGGCCCGATGAACAGTGGGTGCTCGTCAAGGCGTGGCTGGCCACACTAAAAGAGGAGGAAAACAAATGAGCTGCAAAATATGCGGGAGAGGTTCGTGCGCGAGCTGGATGCACTCTGCTGAACAGCAAGAGGCATGGTCGCTTGTCGAGTTAATGGACGACCGTCAACTAAGGTCCGAGGTTGTCGATTTGCGGGGAGAAGTTGCGGCGCTAAAGGCCGAACTCGCCGCCCTTGAGCAATGTCACGACGATAACTGTCGCGCCGAGGAGGCCGAGGCCGAACTCGCCACCGAGCGCGCGCGGCTGGATCACGTTCTAAAAAGCGATTGGCCGTTCCGTAACCGGGACGAGATCGACAAGGACATAAAGGAGGCCGCGAAATGAGCCTTCAACCCAAAGACAAAATCAAACTCAGCTTCGATGACATCGAACTCATCAAGGATTCCCTCACCTATACCATCGTGACCTCCAATAACCGCGACACCCGCCTACCCAGCCAATGCCTCAAGCTCTTGCGCCGTCTAGCATCAACCAAGTGGATCGAGAAGGAGCCTAAGAAATGACTTTTGGCGAACGAGCCTACGAAGCCTGCAAAGCCAAGGGAGCCTCTGTCTCTCGGCGCTTAACTCCGTCCGAATGGAAGGAAACCGTCCAGCTTGCCTTTGACGAGGCCATGCAGGAGATCCAAGACGATCAGAAACCCCCTTCCATTTCAAAAAGAGAGCAAGCGGAACTCTTTAACGCCCTAGCTATGGCCTGTGGCGTAAACCCCTTGGAATGCCCTTCTGCGATGAAGAAGTCCATCGCCGTAGCATTGGCCGATATCCGCTCTGTCTCCCCGAACCTTACCTGCGATGAGATCAGCCGCCGCGCCCGCGCCTACCGCAACAAGCACCGGGACTGGCCCTTGACGCCAGCCTCCCTCTGCAAGTACTGGGGTTCCTTCTCCGAGAATGCAGATCTCGGTCGTACCTTTGCCGCTGTCCAGCAGCTTGAACCACCCAACTGGAAAGCCGTCATGCCTGAAATCATGGAGGGGGCAGATCCCGCTTCAATCGGGTATGTGATGGACACCCTGGGTTGGAATAAGCTATCGGATACCATGCGCGGCACTATCCGCAAACGCCTTGCCGCTCAAAACCTCGAATGAATACTCGTCCTGCCATCAAAATGCCTCCCGAAAAAGTCATAGAGCTAAAGAAGCTCCGTTCCGAGGGGAAAACACTCGGCCAGATCGCCCTTAGATTCGGCATCTCCACCGCTTACGCCTGGCGTATCATCAAGGGGCTTAATCGCGTCCTGTAATGAACGACGCCGACCGCCAAGCCGTACTCGCCCTTTTCCCCAATGCCTCCGCTGACTTTATCCAACGTAACATCGAGGGCTTCCTTCGCCCCCGTTCGCCTCTGGCTTCCAAAGTATGTGACCCCAAGCCTAAACACGATGCTAGGCCGAAACCACTGGATCCTCACAAAGATGAAAAAGGAAGCCAGAACCGCTCTCAAGCTCGCGTTAAAGTCACGATCACTCGCCACGGATCCAAACTCCTCGACATCGACAACGGAGCCGGTGGCTGCAAAGCCCTGATCGACGCTCTCCGCTACGAGAAGTGCATCGTCAACGACGATCCCGGCACTATCGATTTTATCTTCCGTCAGGTCAAAACGACCAAGGACAAGCGGGGCACAGAGATCCTGATTGAGCCAGCTTAACGCTTCCCCTTGCCCATCGCCTCCCGCCTCCATCGCCAAAGCAGGAAGGCAATGCCCAGGATCGACCCAATCAGGGCCGCAATCTCGTTGATCTGGCCCAGCGAGAACATCGCAATCGTAGGCGTAGCCGCGGTCAGGACGTCTTTTGAGAGGGTGTTAGTCATTTGTTTTTTTTAGCCATCCGATCCCCAAACCACCAGCCCACACAATTTAGGGCGGTAAAATTGATCTGCTCCAAGATTGGTGTTCGCTCTGGCCCTACCGAGTGAAAATAGATCACAGTGGCAACGACGATCAGCGTTAACGTGATGAACGGTCGAAACAGCGTTATGATGTTGGCACACCACGGAGACACGTTGGCCGGCACAACTGCCGCCTGCTGACTCGCCGTAAACGCCGCCCAGGCCGCGGCGTCCGCTGCTATGCCGGCCATCACCTTGGCTTCTTCCAGCTTCCGGGTATGCTCCCGCCCAGACCGAAACTCCTCAAATAGGCCATTGCCGATCCGCAGCACCACCCCAAGCGCACCCCCGCCCAAGGAACTGCTGATTAGGTCAAGGACACTCATCTCAAGGAAATCGGACTATGATTTTTTTCCTCAGGCAGGCTTACTCGTCGTCGTCATCGTAATTCTTGTCCTTCTTCTTGCCCATTTTCTCCTTAGGCGCACTCACCGTCTTGTAGCCCTTCTGATCGTAGCTCATCTTGGCCCCGATCTTGTCTACGCTCACCTCGGCCCGCGCAGGCCGTAGAACCTTGTCAGGAACGCCTTCAATGCGGTCTCCCTTGGTCACGTTGCATTCACAGGGACTATGGTTTGAACGGGGAAGAACCCGGTTGGGAGACTTGGTCATGGTTTTCATAGAGGAAAGTTAAAAGGTAGAGTAGTTGGCGGGCTGGGGTTGTTGAGCCATTTGGTCAAAAACTCCTTGTGTGCCAAAACGGGCAACGCGAGCTAAAAAGTCTGGAGTGCCTTGTTGAGAAGAAGGATTCAGGAAAGAACGGTTTTGAACAAGAGGGCTTGCGCCTATTCTTTTACTGAGGAAAGGAACTGCCAAGGATGCTCCAGCCCCTATTGCGCTTCCCATCCCACCAAAAGTTAACCCTCCAGTTGTTGCCCCAACACCCGCTATTCCAGCCATTCTAGCAGCATCATGAATTCCAAATTTTAGGGTGCTGTTAAAAGGATCTCTGACGACGTCAGGCATACCTTGTGCAATCAAAGCAAGTTTCTTCAGACTGCCGGTGAACCCAGCTCCGTCTTCAAGCATCATGCCAAGAACCTTTGCATCAAATGAATTTCTCGCTTCATTTGTGCCCGCTCTTATTGCGTAAAGTTTTGCCGTATTTTCTTTAGCAATTCTTAACTCAGAAATAAGACCAACTTTGCCTTGAGCTACTGCTACTGCCTCCATTTTCTGAAAAGCGTTCTCTGCATTTAATTGAGCGGCCTTTGCTTCGCTCCTTATCCTAGAATCTCCGCTTTTGTTCGCTTGTCGATAAAGCTCTCTGGTGTCTGAACTAAAGTCTTTCCATTCTTTTAATAAACTAGGCGCTGTGCCGCCTAATGCAGCAAAATTCCTGTAGGCGTCCCCATTTAAAAGAAGCTGACCGTTAAAATTATCAGAAGATAAATCTTTCCCCTTAAAACCAGCGATTTCTGAAGCAATTTGTTTTAATTGAGGCTGATTTTTATTTGAAAGATATTGCCGTAAAGCATTTTGCCCTCCTGACGCTTGAACCAAAATAGGCCCAACGCCATTCTGCTGAAACATAGATGGATCAATCAAAAGCTTCAGGTCGTTCGCACTGGTTACTAGGTCATGCGCCCCTTGGCTGGTTCTGCGCTCAAATTGTTTCGCTGCATAACGACCTCGATCTACCATTCCTTGAGCGCCTATTCCGGCCACCCCAGAAGCTCCAGCTCGAAGAACGTCCCCTGCGCTAGCCATTTCCTTTTTGTCCATTGCTTTCTCAAAAACTTCCCCAGCAGCAGAACCCGCCCCAATCAAAGCCGCATTACGAGCCGTTTGCCCTGATTTAACAGGGATAAGGTTCATAAGACCGCCCCTAACCGCTGATGGCGTAGAAAACTTTCCGTTGTTGTTTAAATATTGGCTAATTGCGTCAGCCGTAAATCCGCCAGCAGCTTTAGTGAACGGGCCTCCGTACATTGATAGGGCATTTATTACGGCGGGAGGTATTTGATTAAGAAGAGGAGGGGCATTTCTTGCTTCTTCTTTACGCAACGATGATTGATTCTCAAACCCCATTTCCTCCATTCTTCCCAACCCTTGTATTTGAGCCGCTAACTGTTCACGGGTCTTGTCGGTTAAATTCCTTTCACTTAAATCTTTCTGTATTTTTTCAATCGACGTTCCAAAAGGGAAATAAAGTTCTTCTCCTTTGTATTTTACCCTATAACCAATAGGCACTTTCGATTTATTGCCAATGTCCTCGGACAATTGAGTTTCTACATTCATATTGGTTTTGTTTGGACTGGCCGCAGCGGCTTGTGCGTCGCTACCCCCTGCGAGACCTAGCCCGCCCACGGCTAACGCACCAAGCCCCATCTCCCTTGCCCTGCTAGGCGATCCTATGCCAGGATAATTTGCAGCTTCATTAATAACTTCTTGCTGCGTAGGAAGAGATTGCTCAGGGCCACGGCCCAATTTCTCATTGATCCTAGCGCGTTCCCTCAAAGCATTCCCTCGTTCCGTATCAAGCCGACTCAATTGAGTTTGCTCAGGGCTACCCGTAAAGGTTGTGCTTTCTTGGTTACCTAAACGGTTCTGCTCAATAATTTGACTGGTCTCCTCAAGACGAGCCTTCTGAAAATCTCGACTTCTTATTTCATTTAAACGATTTAAATCATCAAAAAACTCGGCTGAATCTTTGGCTGGTTTAACAGGGTTAGGACTGCCAGAAGTTCTGCTAATAATTTCTGATTGAGTGTAAGGGGCGTCTCTAAGGATCGCTTCTTGTTCCTGCCGAGTGGATGGACGAAGCTCACGGAAAAGAGCGCGGACGGAAGGATCGTCTTGTTCATACGTTGAAAGCTCATTAACCTTTTTGCCTTTAATCTTAGACCACAGTTCTTTTGAGACTTTTAACAGTCCTTTGCTAGCTTCTCCGCTGCCTCCAATAATAGCCCCTAACGCGCCTCCGCCTAAGATTGAGCTAGCGTATTCTTCAACGGTAGGAACCCTCTTATCGTCCACCGCCGTTTCGACTGTCTTGGCGCCAGCCCCTATGCCACCGCCTATTACAGCGTTTGCAGCCGCTGCCCCACCTATTTGAGCCAAGCGGCCTCCACTCCCAGCCACCGCTTTAGCAATAGGAGCAGCAACTTTCCCCAAAGTAGCGCCTGGCAGTAAATTGATCAACGCCGCCGAAAGCATTTCCCCTGGAGCATACTTGGCTCGATCTCCACGTTCTATCTGCCTCTGCTGAGACTTGTAATTGCCGTATGCCCCCGCCGCCGGTGCAACCGCAAAGTAGCCCGGCCCCATCATCCCTCCAATCCCTTGCCCTGCCAAACTGATGCCAGCTTCCGTTGCAATGTCCCCAGCAATGTTCCCAGCAGACTCCTTAAACGAACGTTCTTGTTCAACAGGATTGGCTTTATCCATGCCGTCTAACACGTTCGCAATTTCATTTGCGGAATTGTAGTCTTTGGCTTCCGCCGCCTTCTTAAGGCCGTCCAACAATTGTTCTCGGCTGTAGCTCATGTTATTGGATTTATTTTCTGTCGATTTAGCTTCGGCTGAATCACCCATGAGCAAAGGTGCGGCTCCTGCAATTCCATACACAAATTTTAACGGATCTTCTCTTATTGGATTTTTAACAAAAACAGTATTTCCTATTGCAATAGCTTCATCGCCGTCAACAATTGGCATTCCAGTCGCACGCTCGTAAATATAAGAATGCCTATCGGGGTTATATCCTGTTTGAGTCCAGTTTTTTATATCGTGAGGAATTGTTTGATCATGATGGAGCTTACCTTTAATTACTATAGCAGGGTTTTTGGCTTGTCCTGATCCAATTTTCAAAGATATATTTTGCATCCCTTCGGTTGGATACATTTTAGGAGATAGTATTCTGACTATTGATTCGTATGATTTTGTAGATTTTTGGCCTTCAGGAAATTCTGTTGTTGGTTCTGATTTAAAAACACCTTTGTTGCGTCCAAGCACAACTGTGCCAACTCCTTTTCTGTCCCACGAATTAACATCCTGCCTTAAAGTAACGTCTTCACCTGGTTGAACTTGATTTTTTAAATTTACAAAGTGAGCTTGTTTTTCATTAAGGGCATTTTTTATTTGATCAAAAGTTGGCAGATTTTCTTGATTTGGAATATCTACAAATTTTTTAGCAGGAAATTCTCTTGCGATATTTTCTTCAAACAATTCCCTGTTTAACGGAGTTCCATTTTCTAAAAGCTCTTGTAGTTGTTTTCGGGCAGAAGCCGAATGTTTCCTTATTTGAGTAATCGTTGAAGAAGGAACGCTCATGTTATTAATTAGCGGATTATCGTGTTGGAGACAAATAGCGTTGAGCTGATGGACTAAGGCTCGGCGTCGTCCCCCCATCAAGATTTATCATCTTGGCTGCGGGCCTAACTTCTCCAGTAATTGGATTAAAGTCTAAATCAATAACTTCCCCATTGGGGTTATTAACCCTCTCTAGATTAATTTTATGCTGGGTAAGTATTTCGTTATCAGTCCTGTTGATTGAAGGGTTAAACTTTCTGTAATTATCTATTACATCTTCATCTGAACGTTTATTTAACAGATATTTTCCGATTTCTCTTTCAGACTTTCCTTCTGTTAACATACTGTTTGCTTTTACTATGTTCCCGAAATGCCTTTCTAGATTAGACAATATTTTTGTTAAATCGTTTTTATCTCTTAGCGCACTCCATTGAAGACTTCCTTGAGACGCTTCTAATGCTTCAATTTCAAACTTTGCTATTTGGCCTAAACTTACTCCACCTCTTTTCAAATCTCGTAACGCTTGAAACGCTACGTTTGATTTAATTGTGCTTAATGCAGCATCAACGTCTGTTTTGTTTATTAAGAAATTTGTTGGTGTGCTTGCATTAACAAGTGTTTTTGCTCTATCTATTGCTTTTAAAGCAACACGCGAATTGGCGGCAAAAGTATTTGATTGAGCCAATTCTTGGTCGTCTTTTGCTTTTGCCGCAGCAGCCACTTTATCTTGAGCGGCAACATATTTTAAATAATCAAAGTTTGGCGTTTTCCGTTCTACTCCGTTGCGTACGTTAACATCATAAACAATTCCCGTTTTTTCATCCCTTTCTTTGTAATCAGCGGGATCTTTAAGTGATTTTGATTGAGCAGTTTGTTCCGCAATTGCTCGCCTTGTCATTGCAGCCTCAAGGTTTGCAGGACTAAGGGTCTGCCCTGTCGCCAAAAAGGCGTTTAAAGTTTCTTGAACATAAGGGTTTTTTAACTTTGCCGCAAAGTCTTCTTGAGCCGCTGGGGAAAGGACTCCGCCACCACGGGTAGGAACGGCGGAGTTAGGACTGCCGCCAGCATACGTTGGGGTTTCGGCTTGGTTATACTTAGGAACTTGAAATTGAGACAATATTTCCTTGGACAGCACTCCAGTGCCTGGCGCGGTAATATTTGCATTGCCGTAGCTAACCAACGATGGATCAGAAACAATTTTGCTGCGATCAATTATTGGGGCGTTTGGCGTTCTGAATTCGTTTAACGAAGTCAGCGTCTGCTTTTGAGCAGCCTCTTGTTGCGCTCTATTTTGGGCATCTGCGGTTTCCTGATTAAAACGACTTGTTTGAGCTGCTCTTAGGGCGTTCTGAGAATCAGCTTCAGCTTTCCCCTGAGCCATCTTTGCCATCATTATGTTGTTTTCCACCAGCGTCCCCATCCGGGCATACTTATCGCGCTGGCTCTCAAACGTACTGCCTTTCAAGAACTGCTTTAACGACTCATCATCTTTGAACCCAAACTGCTCTTTGTTGGCCGTCAGCATTGATTCCATCGCCTTGTTCTTGGCGTTAAAGGAACTCTCCTCCTCCCTCGTCTTAAAGAACTGATTGATGTTATTATTCAGGTTAGAATAATACACATCTTGCCCTCGGTTCATCCCCTGAGCAATTAGTTGGCCGCTGATATCTTGGACTCCAGGATTGTAAGGCATAAAAATTAGAGGCAGAAATTACGTATTGGTTAACCAATACCAAGTGCTTTTGCCAAACTATTCAAAACGCTCGGTGCGCTTTGGTAAATGGCAGTATTTCTAGCTGCATCTTTTTGATATTGCCCAGATAGCCGAGCGCCTTCAATAGCCGCTGCATTATTCGCCGCTCCAATCTGGTTGGCGTAGTAAGCGTTAACGTTAGTGCCGTAAACGTCATTGGCATACTGGCTGAACGGATTAAAGACGTTTTGAGCGTATTGATTGCCCAACGCCCCAGAAGACAATCCTGCCGCTTGGTTGAACAACTGAGCGTTGCTGCCCATGTTGTTGGTCTGCATTCCGTATTGTTGTCCAAGGATCGTGCCAAACGGATCAAACAGATTGGCTGAATTAGCCCCAGCCGCATTGTAAAGGTTTCCGCTGGATTGCTGGCCGTAAGCGCGAGCCTCGTTTTGCCGTTGGCGAATCAAGGCATCCCGGTTGAGGATCTCGGAACCCACCGCACCTTCGCTGTTTACCATTCCGCGAGCGGCCCAGGCTTCCCGTGCAGCTTGTTGGGCATCGCGAGTGTCTTCGCGTGACAAGATGCCCGCCTGTGCGATTCTAGCCTGATCGGCGGCAGATTGAGCCTGTGCCTGCTGGGTATACTGATCTAGGGCCGAATAAAGGCTAGGATTAGCGGCCTTACGCAAAGCTAGGGCTTGCTGATAATTATCCGCAACATCCTGAATGTTGCCTTGGCGCAACAATGTATTGGCTTCGCGAGTCTGTTGAGCAGCTTGCCGAGTGCTTTGAGCGTTGGCTTCAGCAATACCAGCTTGCATTTGCCGATAGTTCTCAAGATCAGCGTTACTGAAACCTCTAGCTGCATTTGAGTAGGTGCTAACCGTTGAAGGGAGGATGCTATTTAAGCCAGCAATCGTCGAGGCTCCTTCTGTTCCTACGTTTCGGCTTGTTTGCAACGCTCCGCCTGCACCTCCTGTTGTGACTACCCCGCCACTACCGCCACTACCGCCACCACCGCCACTACCGCCACCACCGCCACCCGGAACAGTGCCTGGAGGCAAAGCAGCATTAAAGTTAGGGCCAGCTTGCCCTGGGCCAACTTGTCCATAATTGGCAGCATTTTTATCAGTAAAGCTAAATGGCCCAATAACTTGTTGCCCAGTGTTTAACGGAGTTGCATTTGTTGTAAATGGAGGCAGGATGGTAGGATTAGTATTGGCAACGTTAGTATTTGTCAGATCGCCAACATTGGTTGTCAGATTGTCATAATAGTTTCTCCACCAATCTTGCCCTGCGTTGGAATCAAACTTTCTTTCATTTATGTTGTAAGGATCCATCACAACTGTGCCATTAGGCGTTGTAACTGTGCCGTTTGAAGTTGTGGTCGAACCATTAGTCGTAGAGCCACCAGTCGTAGAACCACCAGTCGTTGAGCCATCTGCGGTTGAACGAACATTTCCAATTGAAGCGTTGGCGTTCAAGTTATTCACAAAATCATTAATTTGTCGATTTTGTGCCTCATTAGCCAATGTCTGCTGAACGCGATTGGCTGTTTCGTTAAAATCTGGGAGTAAAATTGTTCCGTCAGCAAGCCTCACGTTTCCGTTTGCGTCTACAGTTGCCCCATTGGCAATTGCTTCAGCCCTCATTTGTTCTCCGGTTTTATAGGCAGGAGATTGCGGTCTAGTTGCGTTGCGCCCAAAAAAATTACCTGCGGCATTTCCAACCACTTGGCCCAAGCCAGAAGTTAACGGATTACCGCCGAGAAACAATCCGCCTAAACCTCCTATCGCTCCCCCAATGTTCCCATAATTATCAGGAGAAAATATATTGAAATCAGACGAGCCAACCCTGTTTGCGTTAACATTAACCGGAGGCAAAACAACTGCTGGCTCAGTTTTACGGTTTAACCCATTATAAATATCGCTAACGCCTGGTTCGCTTCCGTCATCAATCCAATTATACTGATCGTCGTAATAGGCCATAAAGATATTGTTTAGCCAACGTTAACCAAGCGCACCGACCGTTCTTCCTTTTTCAATAAGATTTGTTCCATTGGAAACAAACCCGATTGTGTAGTATCTAGACGCACTAGTTAACGTAAATGTCCCAGCGGTAATAAATCCCGTGCTAAAAGTAACGACTGAGGCGCTCAAGGTGTTGTAAATTACAACCGTCATTTCCTGCCCAGCCGCACCTACCGAAGTTGCCGTGATCGTTGTTGTGGTCGTGACGTTCCAAAACCTTACGTTAGCCAGATTTGCGTTGATGGCGCTCGTTGCAAAGATGTTTTCACCTAACCAGGAATTGACGAAAACGTAGTTAGGTGGAATCGTCAGTCCGTTGATATCAAGGTCATCCGCTAGCTTCGCGCTCGTAATCGCATCGTCCGCAATCTTAACCGTAGTGATGCCCGTAGACGTCGAGGTGCTGGTCACCAGCTTATCCGTCGTTACAGCCCCATCGTTAATCTTTGCCGTCGTAACCGCAAGGTCAACGATCTTGGCCGTGGTGACGGCGTCGTTCAAGATCTTGGCCGTCGTGACGGCATCGTCTGCAATCTTAACGCTGGTCACTCCGGTTGAACTCGACGTGCTTGTAACCAACTTGGCAGTCGTAATTGCCTGATCAAGGATCAAGGCCGTGGTGATGGCTTCATCGGCAATCTTGGGCGTAGTGACAGCCCCCGTCGCCAACTTGGCCGTCGTAACCGCCCCGTTGGCAATCTTGGAGCTGGTTACATCGCTATCCGCTACAGACGCTACGGTAGGTTGCCCCAACAGATTAAGTTTGGCATAAGTAATAGGGTCAGTCGCCCCTGTAAAAACGTAGCCGGGTGTTACTTGGGACATAATGGAAAAGGGTTAACGACCTGGATTGAAATAGTTGCCTGAGCCACCACCGCCATTATTGCCGGCGGTAAAGAAGGCTGGCTGTTGTTGGCTCATAGGACTGCGCTGCATAGGTATTCCTTGAGGAGGCAACGGTGGCATCCCCATCCCGCTGCCCATCCCGCCCAACGGCATCCCTGCCTGCGGTAACCGCATCTGAGGTGCGGCCATAGGCATCTGCATCTGAGGCGACTGCTGCATCATGTAGGGATAGCTCATAAAACCCCCGCCAAACCCCATTTGAGGCGCTCCCTGGCCCTGTTGCATACCTTGGCCCTGCTGAATCCCTAAAGCCTTTAAAACGTCAGGATTCGTTCCGTTCAGATTCTGACCTCCCGATTGAGACGAGTAAGGGGAGCTGGCAACTGGGTTGGATGCGTAGGGAGAGTACATAATTAAACTTGGGTTAAGCTGCTGCGTTGGCCGGGTCGGGTCTCAAAGCCAAGCGACATAATCTGCAATAAGCCTTGCGTGTTGGTTATCTCAATCCAACTCAGACGACCTTGCCGACGAGTAATCAGCGGCATCCTGATCTCTTGAGGATATTCAGGGCTGAACCCGCTTCCGCATTGCAATCCATCTGATGGCAACCCCTGCGTCGTGCTGGTCGAGGTGGTGACTGCTCCGCTGGCGTAGTCCTTGCGGTAAGCCCGGTTAAAGTCGTCGCTGGCGTTGTTCATCAGATAGGTCGAATCGTTGAACTTCCATGATTCCGACCTAGCATAAGTTTGATTGGTCAAGAGAACGCTTTCCTCAGATGCTCCGTCCGTCCAAGCCGAAACCGATAGGTTCGGCCGATTCGTCGCCGTATCCATAAACATCCTGCGCTGAAAGTGATTCAGGTTGTAGGTGTCGTAGGCGCGGGTTGTTAACGACGTAGAGATCTCTGATACGGTCGTATCTGAAATGTCGTTCTGTCCCTCCTCGGTCACGAAAATCCGCCCGTCCTCGCTGATTGCGTGCAACCGTTGCACCCCAAGATAATTCACCACGGCCCAGCCTTGGATGCTCATGTTGATGGCAGAAGCGAAGTTCCACTCACCAAACCAATGCTCCGTAATGAAATTGTAGACGACCACCCCATTGCAGGACGTCTCATTGTCCAGCGGCAGGGACACAAACAGCTTGTTGTCGAAAAACGCCATGCTGATCTTGTACCCGTATTGCCAGTTCACCCTGTTCATAATCTTCTTAATCCGAGAAGATAGGGGCAGCGTCTTATGCTGAACAGCGTTGTTGGTGCTGGTAAGGGTGATCAGGTTGATGTTCCGATCAGAAACGTAGGCAAGGTCAGGGCCAATCGAAACGACGGCATTGATGCCAATGCAACCGACTTGCCGAGTAACCTCGGTGGCCGTTACGTCAGTCAAGCTGCCTTGAACCCCTAGCAGGGCGATGATGGACTTGTTCTTGAAGACGATCAGCGAGTTCTGCCCAAACGGGTAAGTTGAGACGATGTAGTCAGATGACCCCGTGTTCAGGTTAAAGCTGTTGGCGAGCTGGTCGTAAGTGCTGAAATCAAGGACATCCGAGGCTGAGACCTTGTCCTTGCCGTTTTTTACCCAAAGCCTGTTTTGATAGTAGGTAGCTTGATTGCTGTTGGGGATGTTTTCAAAGCCTGGGATCGGAACGATGACTGGGTTGGGTTCGACAAAGATTAGGTTGTTGTTGTTGGCATCAACAATGAAGTCTCCGGTGTCCGTAAGCAGCTTGCCTGTCACCGTTCCGGTCGAACCTGGGGCCAACGCGAAAGGCTTGCTCCAATCGCCATCCCAGTAGAGCGGGGAATCGTTATCGCCTCGGAAAAGGTAGACGAGGTTGTTGCATTGAACAATCGTGCTTTGAGTCGTGACCGTGTATCCGTCGAGGCTGACCGTCCTGCCATTGCGGCCAAACGAGAAGAACCCTATGGAGAAACGACTGACGAGCATTATCCATTGGCTACCTAAGTCGTTGGGATCGGTGTAAATGCCTGATGCCTGAATGGAGTTGGGCGAGTAGACAGCAACTTGAGGATACGGGGAAACAGACGTATCTTGAGCTACGGCAACAAAGATGTTTTCTCCAAAAGCAACTCCGTGCCAAGCAGCACCTACTTGAACCGTTGTTAACGTCCAAGTAATGCCATCAGAACTTAAAGCAATTTTGCCATCTGCCGCAACCGCAACAAACACCCCGTTCCCGAAAGTCATTCCATACCAATTGTAATCTAAAGTGGATCGGATTGTCCAATTTATCCCGTCAGGAGAAGTTTGGATTATTGCACCAATAAGAGGCCCACCTCCATGAACAAACAAGCCATTCCCAGAAGCCATACTTTGATACGCCCAAGAAAGACCTCCAACTGAAGCGGTTGAATAAACAGTCCACGTTAATCCGTTATTTGTTGAAACGGCTGACTTTATGTAAAGCGAACTTGATGTTGCGTTAATTGCAACAAACTTAGCAACCCCTGAGCTATCAGTTCCGTAAGTTATGGCGCTCCAGCTTAAAGATCCAGTAATTGAAACAGATGTCCAAGTGATGGCATCCGTAGAATACATCGTTGTCCCTGAAACCCCAACGGCAACAAACCTTCCGTTGCCAAAAGCTACCGCACGCCAAGGGCCAACGCTGGAAGCCCCAGATTCAGTCCAGTTATAGCCGTCTACTGAGTACATCGCGTTGGTGGCCCCACCGGAGACTGCCACAAACATTCCATTTCCATAACACAGGCAATTTGTGCCCCAAGCGTTATCCGGTGCGCCTGTAGCTGTAACCGTCCAAATCGTGCCATCTGGACTGCTCATCACTCGATTGCCTGTTCCGTTGCTCGAAAGGGCCACAAACACGCCCCCACCATAAGCTACGCATTGCCATTGGTTATTGTTGGCAGCAGCAATGGGATACCAAGAATCAGCAAAGGGATCTGCCCCTAATTCTGGGAGGCAGGCAAACCCTCCTCTGGTTACCGCATCCTGAGATGAAAAGTTGACGTTGACTGCATTCTGAACCTGTCCCGGAGGGATGTTCTCTGGTGCGTCAAATTCGTTAACCCCAACAAACGACTGATCCCCTACCGGAGTAGAAGGGTCGTCAATAGATTGAGAGTTTGAGGAATAACGCTGCATGACTTATTAGAAATCGTTAAGTCCCGTGCGCCTCCAAGTGTTTGCAGCCGTGCAGATGTAAAGGTAACTAGTGTCCCAACTAATTGTGCCAACCGTTCCGGTGGCTGTGTGATTTACTGGAGGGGCTGAAAGAGTGAGGATTACCGTGGATGCAAAAGTACATTTGCCAGCAAAAGCAGTATTGCCGCTTCCGAGGTTAATTGCTCCGCCTCCACCGGTGTTAATATTTAAAACACCACCAGTAGTTCCTCCCGTATTGTAGACCTCTAACTTCCCACTTTGATTTCCAGTTGAGGCATTAAGAGCCATTTGGAAATTTGAACCAGTAGTGCTCGTAACGTAATCAGTGGTTAGAATCTGATTGTTTAAGCCAAACGAAGTGATGCCGTCAGGATCTATTCTAGCCCGCAAAACCCCGTTTGCAGCTACGCCAATAGTATTGGCCGTAATGCGGTAGAGTCCTGTATCTTGGTCTGATGCAAAACTAACAGAAGGGGCTCCTACGGTTCCATTCCCGGCCAAAACTGTGGTAAAAACAGGAGTAGCCGCACTCATCTTGCGGGTGCTTGAGGTTGTTCCATCAATGGCAAAGTAATCATCTGACGACATACTTGTAGCCGTTGTCGCAATTGCGTTAATTCTGATGTTTGCCATAAAATAGATGCGTTAACGGACAGCCATTGCCTAGGTTACTCCTTCGCGGGCTCCAGCTTTGCCTTGAGTGCCTCGATCTCAGCCAGCGCAGCGGCAAGCGAGTCAATGAGGACGTTCAAGCTCTGCTGTTGGAGCTGTTGTACAATCGTAACCTTGTGTTCTTCTTTGGTCATACGGAAACGGTTTTCTTCTTAGGTTTGGCGCTGGCGACGACGGGCGTCAGGCCAAGGATCTCTGCGAGGCAACCGAGTTGGTACGTCTCATCCTCGGCGGGTGTATTGCCAGAGGGCCAAGCAGACCATTGGGCAGCGGTCATTGCTGCGTTGCCGACGGTGATTGAGACGGTCTCGAACGTAGCCGCAATGGCTGGTACGGCTGGCTCATCCTTGGTGGCGGGTACGGCGGGGACAGCAGGCGTCAACTCGGTCACCCGCTGGATGTCGTAGAAGTAGTTGGGCTGGCCGCTGTCGTTGACTGGGCCGACACCGCGCAGGTAGAGGGTGTTGGCTGTGCCGAGAGGGCCGTAGGAGACGGGGACGATGGGAGTTTGCATGAGAGTAAAATTAGAGCGAAACTGCAATTTTGTAGGTTGTGCCTGTGTTATCTTGAATAGTGACATATCCGGTGCTGACTACGGGTATCCCTACATAGGCGTTTGCAAGTTTGATCGCGCCCGCAAAAGTCGCGGTGCCGCTAAAATTAAAAGTCCAATTAGTTCCGTTGGAATAGATACCAGCTCCGCTTGAACCTGCGGCGGTAAAAATGCCCGAATTTGTACCGTCTCCGAAAATATAAAGCGCCTTGTTAGTGCTCGCCTTGAAACCAAAGTCGTTGTTACTTGCACGCCACAATGAGTGGGTGGTCCCAAAAATCATCCCGCCCGCCGTTGTGATTGTGTCCGTCCCGACTTGCAGGAGTGCGCCGGAATCGACGGTGGTGCCGATGAGGAGGTTGCCGCTGCTATTTAAACGCATCTTTTCTGCGCTAGATGTATAAAAGCCAATTATGTTTGTGCTTGAGCTTCCGTCTATACGCGCAGTAAATGTACCCCATCCGTATGCGTTGCTGTCAGAGGTTATGTAATTTCGGTTTGTGCTAACATTCCCCGACCCGCTAGGCGTCAGCGTGATGTTTTCGTTGGTGCCGGCGGCGACGAGGGAAATCGCGCCGGTATCAAACATGTTCAGCGAATTATTGAATACCGGGCCGATGAGATACGAAACACCCGCGCCGCGAGTCATCCAGAAATCCAAAAGACCACCTGTTGCAAACCCAAGTTGGTTCGCGTTTCTGCGGTAAATCCCCGTGTCGCTATTCGCCGCAAAACTAATGCTCGGCGCAGCGGCACTGCCGTTGGCGTTTAGCACCGCGCCCGCGAAGGTGGCGGTGCCGGGGAAGATGGCTATGTCATCGTAGAACAGGTAGTTTTTGGATGCGTCGTAATTTACAAGTTGCAGCAGATACTTGCCGCTGCCCTGCGTGCTTCCACCCCTAAGGTATCCGCCGAATCCCGTTGCCGACGTGTTGCTCCCCGCGATGCTATTCACTCCGGTTCCCGCATTTGCAGTGATCGTGCCGTTGGTAGTCGTCACCGCGCCCGCGAAGGTGGCGGTTGCATCATAAGCCAAAGTCAAAAGAGTAGTTGCTCCTGAATTCTTAAACAGGAAACTGTTTCCCGTCGCGGCTACTGTTTGTGCTCCTTCAATCGTGCTAGCATATGCAGCGTTTTTGACAAGCGATAATACCCCATCAATTGAAAGCCCAGTCGTCGCAATATCCAGCACTTTTGCCCCGTTTGCCGCAACGCCGATGTTGTTCGCGCCGATGCGGTAGATGCCGGTATCTTGGTCAGCCAAGAACGAGATGCTTGGCGCTGCGACTGTTCCATCAGCAAATAACCCAGTCCCTCCGATAATGTTAGTCGCTACGCCGCCGCCGCTCAGTACGTTAGGATGATTTGCTAGCATGGTAGTATTTTTTAGGTCTGGAACTCGCTAGCGTAAATAAGTGAATTGGCCGTAGTCGTAGCCACAAACTTGGCCGTAATAGCCGCTGCCTTGCTCCAGGTGTACTGGCTACCGCTGTAGAGGATATGCGCCAGTCCAGACGACGGCGTCGTGCCGTCAAACGTGCAATAAGCGTTACCCGTCTGCACATCCAGCACGATCATATCCGTAGACACATTGAACGTGTTGGCAAACGACGTCGTTGCCGTTGAGGTAATCGACAACGCCCGCCCAGCTACCAGTGCGCTAGCAGAATAGGTGGGTTTGGGATAAAGCGGATTTAGGTTATAGGCTGACATAATTATCGGTGGTTAAATTAGTAACTGCGATTTTGAGAAGTGACGTGAGTGTAAACATTCATCTGCCAGGTGTTGGGCATCTGACGCTCAATCCGATCCCATTCATCCAATTTCTTCTTTTCAGCCATCTGATAAGCCCCGACCGATTTCTCCATCTGCCCATCTTGAACCAGCCAATCCCCATAAGTCTGCCAGACCAGCGGCTGAGAAAGCATATCAGGCAAAGGCTGAATATCCCAAGCGTAGCTGGTCGTCTCTGGGGTTTGCCCAGCAGTTGTATCGACCAAGCACTTGTAATAGTCGCTTGTCCCCGTATTGGCCCCCGCCAGCATCGTGTAATAGATGTACTGCCCAACAACGTAAGTAGCGGTAGCCGAGTACACCGCGCCAGCGTAATTGTAAGGGACTTTGCGGTAAGTGATGTAGATTGGGTTGGCCGGGTTGGTGTTATAGGTGACGTACCCATTGGTTCCCATGAACCCACCAGCGGATGAAATCATCTGGAACCCGTCTGAATTGACCACAAACCCCTGATTGCGGGGAAAGGTGACCATTGCAGGGTTATCGACGTAGGCGTTAAACATTACGTCAATAGCTGTCTCGCCTGTCTGATCCCAAGGGATGATGAATTGCTGGGGCGAAACGTTATTGGTCTGAACCAGTAATGCGCCCCAGATGTACAAGCCCTTGGTAGCCGTGCCCGCATAGGACAACGTGCTGCCATTCGATGAAATCTGGACGGTAACGCTTTGAGTGCTGGCGGCGGCACCGCTGGTGTAAGTCAGCGTGCAAAGGAAGTACCCGTTGGGGCATTGTTGGATGTTGGTGGACGTAGCGTTTGCCACCGTCCCCGTTGTCCCCGCCGTAACGTTGAAGAAGGCTGAGAACGTGGTCGTACCATCGTTTGCTGCCAAATAGAGGTAGTCTCTGCCGTTAGGACGGGCATAGACACTCAACTGGTAGGTTGTGCTGGGAAAACAGAAGATACCGGACTGAACAGCGTTGTGATTAGCTGTGGCCGATGTCTCCAGCATCTTAGATGCGGTAACCCGGTTGTCTGCTGGGTTGGCAATGCTGTTGCCCGTGATGGTTGTAGCTGTAGCGGCCCAATAAGTAGACTTGGAAAGGTCGTTGGGGTAGTTTAGCAGATTGCCGGCAAACCTTGCTTCTCCCCAATTGGTCAGATCTGTCCAATTGCCAGCACCCCAGATCTGACGAACGTTAGCGTTAAACAAATCATTGATCGACTGGGCCGTTTCCGTGGTTAACCGACTTATGGGGACTCCAATAAGTCCACAAATGTTACCTAACGCACGGGAGTAGGGAATAGTCCTCAAGAAAGTGTTTAATTAGAGAGCCAGCCTCCGGTGATACCGTGACGGGCAGCGTTTACTTTCGGGCGATAACCTTTGGCGCACATATGCGGGTTATCCTTCAAATACTCAGGCAACCACTCATGCACGGCGTTCCCGTGCTGCTGTTGCAAGCGGAAAAACAGACGAGGATCAATGCTGGCAGCTTTCTGCCCAAGCCCCTCAATCATGCCGCTTCCCTGACTTGCCATAACCTTGGCGAGTCCAATCTGACGAAGATGCGAGCTTACCTTTTCTTGCGGAATGGATCCTTCGATTTCACGCCAGTATTGACGGACAAACTCCGGTGGTACTTTAGTGATGATCTCGGAACTAGAATAAGGCGCTGTTTCAGTAACCATATTAGAAAATAGGGCAGAGCCTGGCTTTACAGGATGCCCCTAATCAAAGGACTTAACCCAAACGCGGATCTGTACCCACATCGATGATGTTCAGGTAGATGTCCAGGTCGCCTGCCGTCAGGGCACTTGGACTACCAGCCGTAGCGCCGGTAAACACCGCCACCATGTTTATGCTTGCCGTAGCGGTACGGATGGTAGCATTGGTAAGAGCACCAGCAAGAACTCCAGCCGTAAACACCGATTGTGAAGTCACAAAGCTGTTGGTAGTGGTCGAAGTCCCAACCACAACCGTCAATGCCTGTGAAGTTACACCGGCAAAAGCGGTGCGGATGTTAACGAGTGCATTGTTCACTACCCACTTTGCTGGCAAAGCACCAAGCGTCAGGGTGACCGTATCGGTCGTACCAGTGCCAGAAGCGATGTCCGCATAATTGACGGTGAATTTATTAGAAAAGCCCCGTGCCTGCTCTTCCAAAGAAAGAGTAGAGGTACGGGCGCGAGCGATAGTAACTGCTGTATCAGCCATGGTAATTATCTCCTAGTTTAAGGGTTAAGAAAGACCGGCGAATTTGCCGAGACCGAGTGGGTTCTTAACCATCAGGGTAAGCGCAGCGAGAATGAACCCGCGACGGCCACCACCAAGATCAGGAAGTTCATTGCTTTCGATTCCGAGCATATAGCCGAGGCCGACAAGCTCAGGATCAATAACGTATCCACGCGCCTTCTGTTGGTTGGTGGTGGTTGATGGGTCGCCGCCATCCAAGATGCCGTTAAACAAGTCAGGCACAATGGTAACGGTGTGGAAATCGCCAACGTAAATCGTTACGTCGAGGTCAACTTGATGCTCAGTAGCATCCTGGGTGACCATGTAAGATTTAGCGGTGGTTGTACCTTCTTGACGTTGGAATTTGCTAATAGCCCGTTTCAGATTGGGGCCAGCAAACAACGTGTACGAACGACGGCCACCAACCTGTTGGAAGATGGACTGGAACACGTCGTTAAACGCCGATTCCCCAAGGGAGGCGGTAACGTTCGTGTCAATGTTGCCAGAAGGCGTGCGGAAGGCGGCGGGAACGTCCGATCCCGGCGAGGCGCTGATCCACTTGCCCAGAGCGCGGCTCTTGTAAGGCGAAGGAGGCGCTTCCTGTTGGCGGTCGTTATCGGAACCAATACAGGCTTCGATATCGCGCTTCAGTTCACGCATTGCCTTCATCTTGGCATTGGCGACTTCGGACGAAACGCCCGCAACATCAGAGGCTTCCTGCAAGCGGGAAACCATCCATTGTTCGCGGAATTGTTGGACGTAGTTACCAATCCGGGCGCGATTAACGGCCTGATTGTTGAAAGCCAAGACATCTTGACCTTCGAGGATACCGCCGAAATTAACAGCGGAAAGAGAATCGACCTGCCACTCCTGATAGGCATTGGTCATGCGTTTGGTCTTAGAAAACGTCGAGACTTTCGGCGTATCTTCGGGAGCTAGAATCGTGAGGAAGTCCGTGAGGTCTTCGCGGTCACCTGCGACATTGTAAGTAGTTGAGAGAGCCATGGTATTAACGAGTTTGTTTACTGAGTTCACGCGCCAGAAGAAACTGCGCTGCTTCATTTGCCGTGACGCCGCCTTTTTTAGACATTTGACTCCGCATAGAATCGATTTGGGATTGATTCTTGGTAGCCGAGGGAGATCGGCCATCGCTTCCAGAAGAACTGACGACGGTTTGCCCAAACGGAGGCTTTGTAGAAACTACTGGCGCAGGTTTGGCAGATTTGCCCTGACGGGCGCGTTCTGCTGCGGCCATTGCCTTTAAACCTTCAATCTGAACCCCAATGATCCAATCGGCATTAGGTAATTTTTTGAGCCAGGGCATAGCAATGTAAGCTTGCTGTGCTTGAACATACTCAGGAGCGGACTTATCTTTTAAGAACGGGAAGCTCTGATAAGCCATCTGCTGGATTCTGGACTTTTGCTCAAGAAATTGAGTTCTGGCAGGAATGTCCTCATCAATAGTCGAATTGGCATTTCGGAGGATGGTTTTAAACGCTTTCTTATCGAGGAGGTTATCCCCTACTTGAATGGGTTCAAAATCATCATTATCCAATTGTTCCTGAGCATACTTTTTGGCATCGAAGGCTTGCTTCCTTAAAGCAGCTAGCCCGTCAAAATCATCGATATGCTCTAATGGCAAAGATCCCTGTGGGGATGAAGCGACGGGAGCTGGTTGTTGAGCTGGCTGTTGAGATTGCTGTTGGGAAACGGCAACTCGCAGTTCATTCAACTGGGCTTCCAAGGCTTTCCGCTTTGCGACTTCCTTACCTATACGGCGGTCAATTTTCTTCTTTAACTCGGCTGAAATGTCATGAGAAGGAACGTCTTCGCTGTTGCTGTCCTCGGCGTTGGCCTCGGTCGCATCAGCTTCGGCAGATTCAGCTTGCGCTGCGTCTGGTGCTACGGATTGGTCTGAGGCGTTTTGAGCCTGAGCATTCTGATCCGTTTGTGCGGCAGATTTGGCACTTTCGGACTCCATGTTTAGGAGCCTTTTGGCCGCTTCGGCTACACTCAGATTGCCACTTCTTTCATCGCTTTTTGTTGCTGGCGATTGAGTCGCTTCAACTGGCTGCGAAGACGCTTGAACTGTCGTATCGTTATTACTCATGGGTTTAATGCCCCCAAGGGCAGTAGCATGGCGTGATTGCCAAGTACATAAGCCCTGCTAATAACCAATGAACAAGTCAACACCTATTATTTTCTCTAATCAGGAAGACCGCTGTTCAGCATCAATATCCGCCTGCTGTAAACGTTGTCCTACAAAATCGTCGTAGAGGGAAATGATAGCTTCAAACGCACGAATTTCACCAGCAGCGGCCAGAGACAATCGAGGGTCTTTAAGTACGGCATCATTAACTGAATCGAGCATAGCGTTGCGCTGTTGATCTCGAAGTTCATCTATAAAATCGGAAAACGCATCATTGCCGACTAGGCGGAACATGGATTGTTGAATGCGATCTGATTTCTCCTGCGGGGTCATCCGAATGTTCCGTTTCATAAGAATTAAGTGGCTTGCATAGGCCCAGGCATTTTAGCACCTAAACGGCCAGTCTCAGCATTCTGCTGCTGCATCTTTTGCTGGTTGTATTGTTTGGCGCGGGCGTCGATGCGGTCTTTAAAGTTCTTATCCTGACCGTAACGCTGCTGAACGTCAGGTTGCTGAAGATATTGCTGGATAATCTGCAAACCAAGATCTGGAGGCGTGCCAATCTTGATATTCTTGGGGATACCGGAGAATATCTGAGCCAGATCGACGTGTTCATCGTCAACCAGCTTTTGTTGGCCGATGGAGGCCGGTTGAATAATGCGTTCAGCGATATTGGGATCAATGCTGGAGACGAAGGCCTGGCAAAGCTCGCCGTAGTTAATGATGCCCTCGCGATCTAGAGTTTGAGCGCCTTGAATGATGGCTTGCCACTTTTCAGCCATTTTCTTGAAGTCTGGCGACTGGACATCCCAAGAAAGGTAGAAGTCGAACTCCTCGTTGGGGTCACCCTTGTTAAAAAGTGAGGCATCTGCCTGTTTTACGCCCATTACCCGAAAAGCGACTTGGTCAGAACCATATTGCTTGTAGAGCTTCCATACTTGGCGAAAAGCGCGGGAAAGGCTGGAAAGGAATTTGTCTACCTCGAACTGGTTGTAGATTGGATCGACGGCGGGATCACCCTTGGCTGAAGCAAATCCATTGTACTCCTTGAAGGAGGCTTCGAGGAGAGCTTCGGAGTTGTCCGTGTTCATATCCGGGATTGGGCGATCCGCGTAATGATATTCGTTGGGCCGCCGCTCTGAAATAAGTGAACCTGGCCCCCAGCGGCCCGGTGGCCGACCTTGCGGATGGCAAAGGGGAGGCAATACGCCGATGGAAGCGGCATCAATGCGACTGTCCTTGTGTGCCTTGATTTGGTCTTGCCAAGGTTTACCGGGTTCAGGGATACCGCGGGAATCGTGCAGCTTGCGACTCAGGTACTCGCGGCGATAGACGATAAACGGGTATTCGCCATGAGCATATCCCAGCAAGCCAAACTTGGCGTAGCCGGGCTGGGTGGTATCGGCTGGCTGCTGGGGATGAAAGACGGTGCAATAGACGCCTGGCACGCCATCTTCGTCTGATAGACGCTGGTAGGCAAAGACAACGCCCACCTTGTCCGTAAACCGCTGTTGCGTGTAAACGAAGGAGCGCGAAATTGGCTGCATATACTCGGATGGCGAAATCGTGATCAACCGCCCCCTTTGAGTCGCAATGGCCTTTTCCACCCAATCCTTATCCCAGTTGTCATCGCGGATAAGGGAACGAAGCTGTTCAGCGGTAAAGTACTCAACTCGGTAGATGCCAGAAACCCGTTCAAGATCGGTCGAAAACGACGGGATGAACAGATTTTCGTCGAGGTTGAAGGCTCGAATGACCGGATAACTGCGTTCTGGCCCCTCTACGGGTACGGAAGTCTCACCCGTTTGACGAAGTTCTTTGAGCATCTTTGAGGCTTTGCCGCGAGAGCAACCGTACTGCTCTTCAAAGATGGATTTAAGATCGTTGGCCGCGCCGTCATCCAAGACAAGCTGCTCAATGTTAATTTGAGGGAACTGTTGCTGAAGATCAGCAAGGCGGACGACTGCCAGCACTTTCTCGCGTCGCTTTTCCCAGAATTGACCAGTAACGGCAATGCCTTTCTCGTTAAGGAAATTGGCGGCCATTTCAATCTCGCGGTCAATCTCGCGGATTTGCGTCTGGATAAGCCAGCGCATGAAATTGCTGACTGATTGCGCCCGGTTAAGGTCTGAGCTTTCTACGGGTACGGCAGCAAGGTTAGCGCGTTTGAACGCCATTAACTGCAAGGCAACTTTCTTGTTGATGATGTTATCAACTAAAAAGACGCGCAAATCAGAAGCACCATCCCAAGGAGTAGGGCTAACTTTACTACCTTCGCGAGCGTGTTTCTTACCATCTGCGCTTTGTCCATTCCAGAGAGCAAACCGAGTCTCATAATTTAGGCGGCACTGGTCAATGTAGGGCTGGTTGTCCCGCACGCAATCTTCAAACGCTTTTTTGAGGAGGTTGAAATTTGGCCCCTCGTTTTCTGCTGGAGCTAATTGCAATCCAACATCACCAGCGGCGTTAACGTTATTGCCATCAATGGAAGACACATCAGTTCTGCTAATGACTCCCATTAAAGAATCAAGGGAAAACTTCAGTAGCTAAACGTTCTGCCTGACACTGCATTTGTTCCTTCCTCGTAAAACTGGCAATTGCTAACGCAGAGGTAGCGCAAGCAATCGATAGGATCTTTGGTGGCTTCGTCTCGTCCACCCTTGGCGGTGTACTCCTGCATCGAGTAGATCAGGTTCTGGCAACGATCCGAGATGTAAAGCTTGGGGCCATTCAAGCTGGTGATTGGCTTTGTGTCGTCGTAGGACAGCAGGTTGTTGATTAACTGAAGCCCGTTCTCAATTTCCACGCCTGGGGCTGGGATAAAGGTCATCCCAGCGTCATCAAGATCGGATATGATGGTAGTAGCGCCATCTGCTGACTGCCTTTCGGCCGCACCCAAGCGTGGATCAATGAAGCGTTCGTGAATCTCTTCGCCGTTCTCGCTGTTCTTGATTAACTCGACGTAATCGATGATTCCTTTACGAGAACCTTTCTGGGCCGGCCCCGCTTTGCCTTCAGCGGTAGAACCGGGCAAAGCCCAGTCATCGTAATCAGGCCATTCTCGGTAGACCCACCAAGTACCGGCTGAGTCGATGGCAATCCAGAGCATGAACCAGTTTTTGGATCCTGCGGGATCAAGGGCCATGAAACGGGTGACGGCATAACCTGCGTTTTTGAGCCAAGGGAGTTTGTCGTGCTCAATGACGTTGATGTCTTTGCTGAATCCAGAGAAGACGCTGGTGACTGATTTAGTTGGGATGCCATATGCTCTAGCAAGGATTTCTTCTTTTCGCCTTCCTCTGATTTTATGCTGGAAATCACGGGTGTCGATGAAGGCGTTGTCTTCCGTCCAGAAGTAATAAATAACCGCACCAGGGCGCGAGAGCGACTCTTGGATAACGGGGAGTTCTTTGCCAACCAACGGAGCGAATCGTTTTTTGATTGTACGAGTTTTGCCCAGGATGTCTTGAACCAGCGGAGTCCAGCCCGTGAGCGTCGTGAACGTGAGGATGATGCGGCCATGGTAGTCGATTGTTCTGTATTGCAGGGTTTCAAACATTCGTTGGGGGCATTCTTCGTCGCACCAGATGAGAT